GCGCCCGCATCCTCGCAGAGTCGAAGAAGGGCACACACGAGCGCGTCCCAGGTGGCCACCAGATGCGGATGGCAGCAGGATTCGAGGACGAGCCTGAAGAGGAAGACTGGGACGACGAGGGCGGGGATGACGACTACTACGGCGACCCAGATCCCTTCGGTGACGATGAAGCTCTGGAGATGGGCTACGAGTACGATCCCTCGTCTGCTGGCTGGAAGAAGCCCGGTCTCGACGAGGGCGGGGGGCACCACGTGTCACCCCGCAAGAAGCTGGGTCGCTTCCTCGCCACCCACGGCGTGGACGACGAGGCTGTCTTCAAGGTGATCAACGCTGTCGTCAAGCGCGCAGAAGAGACAGGTGCTGAGGTGACATCCGAGGACATCACCTTCAACCTCGACGATGAAATCATCGACGCGCTACCCGAAGACGAAGCAGATGCATGGCACAGCATGCTCGAGGACATCCTCGCAGACGAGATCGATTCCGACGCCTTCGCGGACGCCGAGGCACATCGCAAGGACATCAGGGACACCGAGCGCAGCCTTGACAGGGAAGAGGGGCTGAGCGACTACGGCGACGACGACACCGAGGGCGGTGACGACTACGACGACGGCGGTGACTGGTACCTCGAGGAGGGAGACGGGGGCGACTACGACTACGACTACGAGGACGAGCCCGAAGGCACCGAGATGGGCGATCCCGAGGATCCCTACGGCGACCTGCCCAAGGGTGAGCATCCACGCGGCGGCCTCGTCCACACGGCAGGCTTCAAGGGCGACAGTCCTGCGAAGTCACTGCTGCGTCGCCGTGAGGAGTTCCCAGAGCACCCCTCCGGCTTGACCGGGATGGGCGGTCCCTACTCAGAGTACGACCACCTGCACTACGGTGCGGGCATCAACGAAGCACGCTGGGCGAAGCTTGCTGGCGTCCTGAAGGACTGATCAGTCAGGGTACGCCCCGTCTCCCCAGCGCTCGCGCTGCAGGGACAGGGACAGGGGGCGCTTCCGCCGATATGGGCCGGGGCGCCCCTTCTAGTGTGCCCGGTAGACGGGGGGCAGGGCTACCCTATAGGGCTAGTAGAGCCTGGAGGGGGCGCTCCAGGGGGAGGGCTAGGGGGGTCCCTAGGGGGGCGCAAGCTCACCGGCGGGGCTTCCTGCGCTGCGGGGACTAGGGCCACTTGTGCCTCCCGGGAGCGCCGATCACTTTCCACCCCGCTTCCTCGACGACAGAGCAGCCCTAGCCCGATGACACCGCCAACACCCCTCCCTGTCGTCTGCAGACCGTGGCTATCCGAGTCTGAGTTGAGCACCCGATCTCCCCGAGGACCCAAAATCTGCGCAGCAAAAGTGCCCCAGAGCGCTTGCGGGACAAAAAACTTCCGGGGAAAATTGGGTCACTTTTGACCCTTCTGGGAGACGAAGATATGTACTCTGTAGAGGATTTAATATGAGAATCACAAGCAAGCAACTTCGACAGATTATCCGTGAGGAGTTAATTCGAGAGATGGATGACGGTCCCGGCGAGGTCCCCGGCTACGGGCAAGAGGGAGATCAATATCCACTGATGAGATCACTAGATTTAGGTGAGGTCGCCGATTCGATGATCCACGCATGGGGTTATGAGGACATCCTCGTCATGGTGGATATATTGAGGACAACCAACTTCCGTAGCTCTCCTCAAGCGTTAGAGGACCTTGATAGTGCACAGGAATTATTTGACGACCTGCTCTCGCCCTTCGGGCTGACAGCTGATCCTGAGGATCGTCGTCTGACCCCTCGTGAGAGTAAGTGGATTGCCGGCCTCTTGGGTGAGATCCAACGACGCGCGAAGGTCATGATCAAGCTCGACGATGAGCGCCAACTTACAAAATACAACGATTAGGAGAACATCATGCGGATCACACAACGTCAACTTCGACAGATCATCCGTGAGGAGGCATCACTGCTCCTCCGCGAAGCTAAGGCGCCCAAGGACAAGGTTAAGCGGGCACCAACAGCTTACGCAGGTGACACCTTCCTCATCTACACCGGTGGAGAAGATCCTGAATTCGGTGGGCCCTCCGGCATGGCCGAGTACTACATCGGCACCAAGGACGATGTCGAGGCCTTCTGCGCCGGTGAGGACGTCAAGCTCAAGCCTGCCCCCTCGATCGGCACCCAGCGCCAGTGGGACAACCACATGAACGGCGGTCCCAATCCGATCGCGGTGTGGCTGAAGAAGCACCCCGAGATCAAGTACGTCCTGGATCAGGACTACCCGGACCCCTTCGGCGCTACCGAGTTCTTCGATGCTGCAGACTGGATCGCCGAGCAGGAAGACGCCGAGTTCGAGGGCTAACATGCGGGTCACATCACGCCAGATTCGACAGATCATCCGCGAAGAGGTCAGCCGCCTTCTGAATGAGCAAGGTGCCAACGTCGCCCGGGTTCGTGAGAGTGAGGAAAGAGATTGGTGGAAGACCACGGAGGAGGAAGACGAGCAGATCCGACAGGCCGAGGAGGCTGCTTTCATGAGATCTCCACTCGTCAGAGCCATGCATCGCGCCAGGATCTTCCTGGATCCCTATGAGATCAAGGACCTCATTGACCGCGCCGGGTCTAGAAATCCCGACAAGGTGATCGCTCTCTATAGAAGTGACCTAGAAAGAGCGCGCTCACCCGAGCCTCTCCGCTTCTCTCCTGCTTCGGCACCTGCCGCGCCTCAATATTCTGATCGGGTTGAGAAAATGGTGACATACTACACTACAGATCCCAGTGGAAGACACTCCTGGAAGACAGGCGCTCGTGAGGAATACGCGGACATGGCAGCGGGAGGGGATGCCGGCGGAATCCGCGATGAATACTACGCTGAAGGCCCTGAAGGCCCTGCATGGTCCGATTCTGATTTCCAGGACGTCATTGACGCCGTCGATGGTTGACTGTAAAGATCAAAAATCTGCGCCGTAAATTTTTTCTCCCGGGTCGTTTTCTCAAAAAACTTCCCGGGAAAATTTTGCGTCTTTTGACCTTTGTGGTCGCGCGCCATATGTAGAACCGTACCCCTGAGCCACCTGATGTCCTATGCGCCCATCCGTCGACTTGTAAGACAGTTCCTCCTCGAGAGCGCTCCTGATGGTGCTTCGCCCGAGGAGCTGGAGCTGACCGATACACGGAGTGAAGCACCGAAGCCCCCACCTCCCTTTTTCACCCCGATACCCAAGGAGCTAAATCCTGATGAGGGTGCTCGCCGGAAGACGAACCTCATGATCTGGTTTGGTGGCTCCAAGATCCGGCAGAGAGATGGTGCGCCGCTGCGCATGTTCCACGGCACTAACGCTGCCTTCACATCGTTCAAAGTTGCGCCGGGTGGCCTGTTCGGGCCCGGGATCTATTTCACTGACGATCCTGAGGTCGCCAACCGCTACACGGTCGACGTGGGTGGCTACGGACGCCGCGCCGATGATCTTATGTCTGACTGGGAGGCCACACCCAACGTGATCCCAGCGTATCTTCGTGTCCTGCGCCCCTATGTCATCCCGATCGAGGCATATCCCAATTCGAACTTATCAAATTCCGTCAAAGCTGAGGGCTACGACGGTATTGTTGTCAGATCACCTAATCGACCTTTCTCCATTGTCGTCGTCTTCGATCCTCGGCAGGTGAAGTCTGCGCTGGGTAACGTGGGTGACTTTGACTGGCGGCAGGAGGACATTGCTCTTGAGGAAGATGGCAGTTTGTAGATTTGACCTTTGCAACTCACAGTATATTTAATCTTTGTATCGGAGATGAAATGAAGATCACACAGCGTCATTTAAGGCAGATTATTCGTGAGGAACTTTCTCTTCTCCGTGAAGCTTCCATCCTCAGTGTGTTCGATAAGCCTAAAGTTGACTCAACTGGCACACAAATTATCATTAAGAAATTAGATGGATCTGCAGCGGTGCCGTCACAGAAATTAGGTGTCCGTGTTGTGAAAGAAGGACCTTTTGGCGTTCAGCTAAGCCACATCTTCGATGTGTCTGCTTTGTCAATTGACTCGTGGACGCCAGACGTTCCTGAGGGCCAACCTTTCATGACTGTGTCTTTCACTGTTGCAGGAAATAGAAAGACGGGTATTAAACTTAAAAATAAGGTCGCGCTAAAGAAAATTGCCGATGCCATACTTGCAAGAACCAAGGCAGAGGGTGAGTTTATACCTTTTGAGAACTTTAGCGCTGCGCTAATTGTCAATTACGACCAGAACAAATGATTATTTGCAGCTATCAATAAACATTCTGCTTCCTCGAAGAGGATATGTAGATGTATGGAATTAGAAGCGATACAGCGTAGAATTGCTGAGTTGCACACCGCACTCGACCAGATGGAAGATAGCCTGGAATTCTACAAAAAGTTTGTCACGTCACCTAACCCACGACACCGTGGCATTCCATTCATGGCAGCTGCTGAGGGCTTTGGGTCGTCAAGGTATGATCCATATGGACAATTTCGTAGGGGATTTTCTTCTCTTGCAAACTCACTGGGTTTAGGGCACATCTGGGTGGCGGCAAATGATCGTGGATGGGTGGTGCTTGTGACACAAGCAAAAAGCATTCTCTTTCCAGATGTTCCGATGCATGTTCCCACAGCCAAAAATCCCAAGCCGCCCAGGGTGCAGCACGATCCAAAGCGCGCTGAAGTTGCAGTGATTTATCTAGAACGTGCACTAGAAAAGATGAAAAACGATCTCATGCAGTTAGAGAACACTGTTTCAAGTGATACAAGCTTATTTGACAATAATTCTGGCATAGATGATATTGAGAATCTAACAGAAAATTTATCAATTATAAAAAGAAAAAGATTGTGGAGATTTTAAATGAGCCACATACTACGCCAGCTTATTAGAGAAATGAAGCTTATTGATGAGTTAGATAGCTCTCGTGAAAGAGCAAGCTTTAAACCAGGCTCATCTCTTCCCAGATCAGGCATATTCTTTGATGATCCAAGAGACACATTAAAGCGCATGGTAACACTTTGTCAGCAAGTTCCAGGAACAGTTGCAAACGTTATGCTAGGCGATGACTATGTTGAAAGTTTTGTTCAACTACCCAACAGTGCAGCTTCAAATAATGAAGTTCTTTTATTAGTCAAATACAGTAGGCCAATCAAAGAATACATAAATTCTTATCGTTGTCGACCAGTAGCTGATTGGGAGCTAGGCGCATCTGGTATTGTTTCAGCTGCAATACGTAGTAAGTACGGATCACTCGCATCTAAGTACATTGGAATTGCGTCACTTAACACAAATGAAAAAATAGAAAGTGATATTCTTCTTAATACTGATCCTAAATTAGTTTTTTTGATCACAAAATGTGACAATCCTCTCTTAAGTTGGGAATTTAAAGATGAGAGATGGAAAAAGTCAAATGTAAAAATAACTTGGGATGCTGTTACTGATACTGTCAACAGAGGGATGTGGCTTAATCTAATTCCAAAAAATCTTGCCGATTCTATCAAAAATCTGCCATGTTCTCAGTTTGAAGATCCATCTCAAGGATCACAATGCCTTATAGGCATGCAGGCAGACTATATATCAACTTTAAATAAAATCAATTCTGCATTGGGAATTGGCTCATTTTTTATTGGTCCTGAACTTGCAATTCCTACAATACCAATAAGCATTACACTGGCTGCATATTATGGAGAAACTGGACACCCATATCTTGCTGCACTAAATTACGTCGGCGCTGCGCTTTCTCTTGTAGCACCTGCAATGTCAGCTTATAGTAACGTTGCACATCTTCAAAAAGCAGAAGATCTTGCTGAAGTCATCCATGCATCAGCACAAGTTAGAGGTATGAATGCTCTTGCTGATATGGGAATCATCACACAGCAAGAGGGTGTATTGGCTCAGAGCACATCTTGGCTGTCGGGAAGATCTTTCAATGGTATTTCTTTTAGAATGCTCAATGAATTTGCAAAAAGATTTCCAGAAATTGCAGGTAAGCAATTTACTACTGCCAGTGCTGCTGCGCAAGCAGCTGAAGCGGGAGAAAATGTTGTAAGAGGTTGGGTTCAAGTAGAGGGTGGTTTCAACTGGGTACTGATGGGAGATGAAACGGGTCAAATTTTTAGAGTATTCAAGAATGCAGCAGGGAAAGATGTCATCTTTACACAAGAAATGACTAAATTTCTTGATTTTGCAGCAAAGCGTCCTGAGATTTGGGTGCGTTACATATATTGGTTCAATGGATGTTTTGGTAAGATAGGTCTTGGATTAGGAATTTTAGGAGCCAATCTAGATACACTAACAATTGCGGGTGTTTTTGACCCTGAGACTGTTCCTGCTACAAAAGACATCAAGACTTATGAATTTGAACCAGTTGATTATAGCACTGCTTTTACGCCACAAGGTAATATTTCATTTAAGACAGGATTTGCTGTACTAGTTAGAAACTGGGCAAAGAAAAAGATTGATGTTACAAAATTTATTGAGAATACTCCAGAAGGAAGTGTAACAATTGTCAATATCAATGATCCCACAAGAAAAGTAATTAAGAAAACTTGGGAAATTGTCGAATTAATTACTGCCATGGACAGCATTATTCCAAGTACTGAGGGGAATGTGGGTGTTCCTATCGAACAAATTAAAGTTTTGTATGCAGATAAGCAGTTTTTTAGTAATTTAAACTATTACATTGACAATCCAGATTATCTTACAGATCCTGACAAATTTGTCTGCAAAGAAGTAACTGATACTAGTACTGAAACTGGTAAAAAGACATCAAAAATATGCTATTCGGGGCAAGTTTACAGATTTGCTCCGAATGTATTCTGCCTTGTTATGCCTGAAACAGTTGCTGAAATTGCAACTTCTAAGTAGAAGACTAAAAATCAATTCCTGTCTGTTTGATGAACCTCTTCACGATTAGACCAGCCTTAGCATTTGCTTGATCTTCGTGAAAGCCACCCTCATCCTTCACGGGTCCTGTGATTAATCCCTTCTCCTGCTGCATCATGTGTGTCATCTCATGCGCTAATGACCTGAGGCAGTCAATTATCATTCGACCTTTGGCATAGATCTTAATTGTATTGTCTCTAGGATCATAAAAAGCAGTCGTCTTAATGCCATGCTTCTTTCTATCATCAACAAAGTAGATGCTGTAGTCGCATTCTTCGTCAATGCTAAGCTCATTATTGCAGCGGTCAATAAAGTCAGCAATAAGCTTGACATTATCATTTAGATCAGCTAGATCTTTTGAGATGTAGAGTTTTCTTTTAGACATTCTATCAGTAATTATCTGAACAGATTTCCTTTCTTCTTAAGAGTTATTAAATACTATATCTAATAGATCAGAGAGCACTAAGAACCATAGAGGTATCGATCTAGTCTTTACAAGTAGGTATTTTATTGATCTATGTGAACAAAGTCGTAGTGACCACTGATACTTATAGATAGGAGCAGGTCATGTCAATCTTCAGAGAGCACAAGACGACGGCTGATAGATCTGCATCAGATCGAGCAAGGCACAAGAAGAAGATCGAGAAAGCCATCCGTGATGGAATAACAGACGTTGTTGCTGATGAGTCGATTATCGGGCACGACGGAAAGAAGAAGATCAAGATCCCAGTTCGTGGCATCAAGGAGTGGCAGTTCATCTTTGGTGACAATGAGGGACACAAGCAGGTAGGCTCTGCACCTGGGCAGGACGTCCAGAAGGGTCAAGTTGTCAAGAAAGGTCAGCAGCAACAGCAAGGTCAAGGCAACAAGGCTGGGAAAGATAAGGGTGAGGAGATGTATGAGGTTGAGATCTCTCTTGAAGAACTCGCCGAATATCTCTTCGACTCCCTCCAACTTCCTGACCTAGATAAAAAGAAATTCAAGAAGCTGCTTGACGTTAAGCCCAAGAAACACGGCACACGTCCTCAAGGTATTCGACCACGCCTCGATAAAAAGAAAACAGCGGTAGAACGCATTAAGCGCCTCTCAGCTTCTAGACGTCAAGGCACGGTTGAGATCAACCCTGAGACGGGAGAAGAAGAGTTTCCTTATCACGACAATGACTTAAGGTACTACTACATTAAGGATCGTCCCAAGGAAGCGACCGATGCTGTCATCTTCTTCATGATGGATGTCAGCGGTTCGATGACAACTAACATCAAGTACATTGCAAGATCATTCTACTTCCTGCTCTATCAGTTCTTGAAGCACAAGTACGAGCACATTGAGATTGTATTCCTTGCACATACAACTGAAGCTGAAGAAGTTGATGAAGAGCGGTTCTTTAAACGTGCTGCATCTGGTGGGACACACGTCTCCTCAGCACCAAAACTTGCACTTGACATCATCAGCAAGCGGTACCACCCATCTTCTTGGAACATTTATGCGTTCCACTGCACAGATGGTGACAACTGGGATGAGGACAATGATGCGGCATTTGCTGCATTTAGAGAACTTTCTAACATCTGTCAGATGGTCTGCTACACAGAGATCGCAATCGAGAGCGAGAGGCCCAGCTGGCAGTCAGATAAGACATCTAAGCTGTGGAATATGCTAAGCAAGATAGAAGGAGGTCGACTTCGTCTAGGTCTGCTAGGCAGCTCACAGGACATTTGGCCCAATTTTAAACGTCTCTTTGGAGGGCTTCCTGATGTCTGATTGGACTTTTGAAGAATTGCAGTCGTGGGATGAAAAGATCGTTCAGATTGCTAAAAATCATGGTCTTGACTGGTATGAAATTGCTTATGAAACAATTGACTACCACGAGATGATTGGTGCAATGGCCTACCACGGTATGCCGTCTCACTTTCCTCACTGGTCGTATGGAAAGTCATTTGAACGCACCCACAACATGTACAACATGGGTCTCGAAGGCCTGCCTTACGAGCTCATCATCAATTCGGACCCATCTATCGCTTATTTGATGAAGGAGAACCCCCTCTACTTGCAGGTTCTCATCATGGCCCACTGTGTCGGTCACTCAGACTTCTTCAAGAATAACAGGACTTTTAGAGACACTGATGCAATAAATGTATCAAGACGTTTTAGGAGCGCTAGACAGCGCATACAGAGCTACATTGAGGACCCAACTATTGGTATTGATAAAGTTGAGGACTTAATTGACTCATGTCATGCCATCCAGTATCAAATAGATCGACGCGGTCGTATGCGCAAGTCAGAGAAAGAGCTTCGGCTTGACTACATTGGACGCATCAAGAACGATAAGGATGGCAAGTACAAAGATTTCAATATTGACAAACTTCCGCTCGAGCCTGAGCATGATGTCATGCTCTTCATTACTGAAAATAGTAAGAAGCTTGACAACTGGGAGCGTGATATAATCAATATTGTTCACGAAGAGTCGTTGTACTTCATGCCACAGATCAGAACCAAGATCATGAATGAGGGATGGGCATCATTTTGGCACTATAGGATCTGCCATGAGCTTGAACTGCCAGATAGCTTACACATTCCATTCATGAAGTCACATAATCAAGTTCTACGTCCCTGGGGCGGTCGAATCAATCCATATCATCTTGGTTTTGAGATCTTTAAGAAGATCGAAGAAGCAAAAGGAATTGAGGAGTGTTTCTTTGCCAGAGAGATCCACAATGATGAGTCATTCATCATGGAACACCTCAAGGAAGATCATGCACGTGAGCTCAATATGTTCACATACAGTCCAAAAGGGAGAAAAAATCCTGATTGGTCAGTCGACGACGTCGTTGATGATGAGGGTTGGCCTGAGATCCGCAGCGCACTCTTAAAATCAATTGGTGGGAATGGAATTCCTATCATATATGTTGACGATGTTGTCAAAGATACACTAATTCTTAAGCACGAGCATGATGGCAGAGATCTAGAGTTAAATTATGCAGAAAACTGTGTTAAGCACATCAGTAAGATGTGGAAGGGTCCCATCAAGCTGTTTACTTTGTTAGAAGGCGAACATTTCGAGATTTCATAATAGGAGAGAAGATGGACTTTCTTAAGATTATTCAAAAACAAAGGTCTGGTGCACAGAAGGAGTCCTGGAATGGTACATTTCTCGACTACTTGAGTGAGATCCAGAAAAATCCAAGCCACGTTAAGCTGGCACACAAGAGAATTGCAGACGCTGTTGAGTCATATGGCGTTGAGCCAATGTCAGATGCAGATCCTCGATGCCGCAAGCTGTTCGATGGCGACAAGCTGAAGACGTACAACTACTTCAAGGAAGATTTCTACGGACACGAGCGTGTCATCGCCAAGATCATGCGCTTCTTGAAGTCAGCAGCTCTAAAGGGCGAGGAGAGCCGGCAGGTCCTCCTTCTCATGGGTCCTGTTGGTTCTGGTAAGAGTGCTCTTGCAGATGCTGTCAAGAAGTCACTTGAGAAGGCAGCAGAGCCTATCTTCCATCTTGACGGCTGCCCAGTACGTGAGGAACCACTTCACCTCCTGCCACGTTCACTGCGTGACCAGTTTGAGAAGCTCCTCGGTGTCCAGATCGAGGGTGACCTCTGCCCTGTCTGCCGCCACCGTCTTCTCAATGAGTTCGGCGGAGAGTATGAGAAGTTCCCAGTTGTGCGCAGCGGCTTCTCTCAGCGCGGACGCCGCGGAATTGCTGTTGTTCCTCCAATGGATGCCAACTCCCAGGACGTCTCTGCACTCATCGGCTCTGAGGATATCTCGAAGCTCGACAAGTTCAGCGAGTCGGATCCTCGCGTCCTTAACCTCGATGGCGCATTCAACGTGGGTAACCGCGGTGTTGTAGAGTTCGTTGAGATCTTCAAGAACGAGATTGAGTTCCTGCACACGATCCTCACCGCCACACAGGAGAAGAACGTTCCAACTCCTGGCAAGAACGGAATGCTCTACTTCGATGGTGTTATCCTCTCTCACTGTAACGAGGCTGAGTGGAACCGCTTCAAGTCTGAGCACACCAATGAGGCAGTCCTTGACCGTATTGTGAAGATCGAGGTGCCATACGTCCTCGAGCTCAACCAGGAGATCAAGATCTACGAGAAGATGCTTCGTCGTTCTGACTTCAAGGCACATCTCGCACCTCACACGATCAAGGTCGCAGCGATGTTCTCAGTCATGAGCAGACTTAAGCCTTCACAGAAGGTTGACATCATGACCAAGATGAAGATCTACAATGGTGAGGAAGTTATTGAGAAGGGTAAGGTTCGTAAGGTCGATATCAAGGATCTACGTGAGGAGGTTCGCCACGAGGGAATGGACGGTATCTCAACCCGCTTCATCACCAAGGCTATCGACTCCGCTCTGACTGACTCTGACAAGAGCTTCATCACGCCAATGCGTGTCATTGATGCACTTATCAAGCAGGTGAAGGAGCAGGTTGTTGATGAGGAGAAGCGCAAGACATACCTCGAGCTCCTCCAGAAGTCAATCCGTGAGGAATACCTTAAGATGCTCGAGAGCGAGATTGCCAAGGCCTTCGTCACCGCCTACGAGGAGCAGGCACAGTCGCTCTTCGACAACTACATGGACAATGCTGAGGCTTATACCACTAAGCAGAAGATGAAGGACCGCGTCACAAATGAGGAGCGTGAACCCGATGAGAAGTTCATGAAGGCAATCGAGGAGCAGATCGGTATCGTCGGTTCTGCACGTGATGGCTTCCGTTCTGACGTCACCGCTTACATGTTCACTAAGATGCGCCGCGGCCAGAAGGTCGATTACAAGTCATATGAACCACTCAAGGAAGCAATCGAGAGCTATCTCATCGCCTCAGTGAAGGACATGGCACGCATCGTGACTAAGTCTAAGAGCCGTGACAACGAGCAACAGAAGAAGTACTCAGACATGGTTGAGACCATGGTTAAGGACTACGTTTACACACCTGAGTCTGCTGAGGAGACGATCATGTTTGCTGCAAACAATCTCTGGAGAGATTCTTAGCCCAAATTAGTTAGAGTATTCTTTAACTCTTCTAGATGTATCGTATATTTAAAGTATGCGATACATCTATATTTTTAAGAATTTATTGAACAATAAAGTGTATGTTGGTCAAACAAATAATCCTACAAAAAGAAAATATGAACATATGAAAAATGTTCAAGATGGTCATAAAGGAATACTTTATTATTCAATTAGAAAGCATGGAGAAGAAAACTTCTTATTTGAGGTTATTGAAGAATGTAATGATCATGAATCAAATGAAAGAGAGATGTTTTGGATAAAACATTATGATTCTTTTGAGAATGGCTATAATCTAACAACAGGTGGTGATCATTTTTCTCATTCTCAAGCAACTAAAAATAAAATAGGTTCTGCATTTCGTGGTAAAACTCTCTCTGATGATCACAAGCAAAAGTTACGCGAAGCAAATTTAGGAAAGAAGCCACCGCCTCATTCTGAAGAAACTCTACAAAGAATGTCAAATTCAATGATAGGAAAAAATACGGGTCCTAAGTCTGAAGAACATAAAAGGAAACTGTCTTTAGCACACAAGGGCAAAACTCTTTCTGAAGAGCATAAAGAAAAATTAAGAAATAAGCCTATAACTGATGAAACTAGACAAAAAATTTCAAATGCTGGAAAAGGAAGAATTGTAACAGAAGAGACTAGAAAGAAGCAATCAGAAGCACTAATGGGTATTAAACGAGGTCCACAAACAGAAGAAGTCAAAGAACGTAGAGCACAAAAGTTAAGAGGTAGAAAGCAATCAGAAGAAGCAAAGCAGAAGATGCGTGATGCGTGGGCTAGAAAAAGAGAAGAAAGGAAATTGCTAACAATAGATAGTAAGTAAACATTTGCATTTCTCTGTATAATCAGACAGAAATGCAAATTAGACAACCCAACACGCTCGAGAGAGAAACAAGAAGCTCGCTGGTGGATATTTTCAATGCCCACCACGCGGGCCCTCTTGCTATTGGTGATCAACAATTTGACGATCTCATTCAAAAGTTCTTTTTAAATAAAAGTAAGAGTGAGATCTTTGAGAGAATTGTCAAACCAATGATGAAGAGAAATCTCTATGAAGCAGAGGGTAAATCTGCGGGATCGGCAGAGATTTTCTTGAAACTATGTGAAATGCATTTTAATCATGAAGGTAATGCTATTCTGTCCAAAATAGATTGGAATAAAACTGAACAGCAAATTGCAAAGATGGCCAAGATAAGGCCTACTAGATCAGAGATTTTTAGCTTAATTGACAAAAGAAGCACAAAAGATACAGTAGAAGTTCTTAAAGAAGCACTAAGTTTGTCATCACGTGATGACATTGTTGAAGTTGTGAGAGCTTATGATGTTAAAACATCAATTACAACAGAATTGGGCTGCACATTTAGTGATATTAAGATTGAACCGCTCTACTACACTGTCAAGCCTTGGTCAAAGAACCAGGTCAACATCATTCTGGTTGATGGTGTCATAGAAAAGTCAATCCATGTTGAGCACATCCTTCAAAAATCAAATGCTGATAAAGAACCCTACATCATCATTTGTAGAGAAGCAACTGAAGAAGTTAAGAATGTGTGCAGCACAAATTTTTTAAGGCAGACGACCGACGTCATCCTATGCACCGCACCGTACAGTGAGAAAACAGCACACATCTTCGAGGATTTAAAGGTTGTAACAGAGTGTGAAGTTGTGTCACCAGAGATGGGTGATATTATCACGGCACATATCTACAAGAAAGCATCAAAGGTTAGGAAGGTAAGCATCAGTCGCGGTGCACTTCTCATTGAGAATGATAGAAGCGATAGAATTAAGAGGCATAGAGACAGCTTAATTGAGAAAATGAACCAGATCAATGATGATGATGTGACAGATCTAATTAGAAAGCGTCACAAAGCGATGTCTGGTAGGAAAATTCTAATTAAAGTTGGAAATGACTTGATTATGAAACAGAGAAACATTATTGAGCAGATCGACAAAACACTGAGAGAAGTTCGTGATGGCGTTGCAAGTGGTATCCTAATGAATGCAGATGTGCTGACTTTCTTGAGTAAAGATGATCTTTATCGCCCCGTTCACAGCATCAAGGTTGCAATCGACGCCTATCGATCATTCGTATCAGTGCTATCGAACACTGGGTTAATTCTTTTAGAAGAGTGATTTACTTTTTCCACCTGGCGTTAATGTTTTATCTAGGAGATAGAGATGGCTACCGATGCCGACAAAGAGATCAATAATCTTGTTGTGACACTTTCATCATTTATTAGAGATGTTGTGACAACAAATGTTGCAGAGGCAAAGCAGAAAGGTATAGTCAAGATTGATGATGCCGAACTTCGCAAAGTTATAAGCATTGCTGCATCTTCAATTGAGCAAGCTGTATCAAAAGCACACGGGCAGATCGAGGGAACCAAGCGTGCACTGAGAGAGGTCCGTGGCCACTGAAGGTATTAAGCACTTAATTGAGTGTCACTGCATTCTTCCACAATATAGGAAGATGGAGAACCCAATTTACCACAAGTTTGTGGTATTCTCTATCATCGAAGACGATGTAGTAGAACCAAAATTTGTCCAATGTAATAACTGCTCAATTATCCACAAGATTACAGACGTCTGTAAGTCTGAGATTGTTGCAGGACTTGAATTTTCAAATGCTGTTACAAGAATTGATGAAGTTCGTGAAGCTTTACCAGATCAGATTGCATCTTTTCTAGAAAAAGCAAACAGTGACATGGCAACATGGGAAAATGTTGCTTTTCTCCTAGAGAATAGCTTGGGAGGCTTTGAGGTTCCAATTGCTAAGGAAGAAGTAAGTGGTTTAACTCAAGTGAAGATGTTATCTGTTGATGAGAAAGGCAAGGTAAAGATCAAAACTGTAACAAGAAATGATATTTTGGAGCCATAGACGTGAAGATAGGTCAAACTGAAATTGATAAGAAGACTAGATCACTCACAAAATGCAGGGAGATCGTCACAGAGATCAATAATTTTGGCATTAACGACTTTGAAAGACTGCAAATAATTCATTTATTGTCTCTAGAGCTAGAAGATAGAGATTTAATCAGTGACTTTGCCGAGGTGATCAAGGGATACCGCGGCGACGTCTTTGAAGAGAAGAAAACTGACGCAATTATTCAATAAAGGAGAAAAAATGGCAAATCTAAGTGACCAGTGGGACCAGCTTAAGGTCCTAGTTGAGAGCCTCGAGGTTGATATTCGCAAGAGCCTCAACGGCAACAAGTCTGCAGGTGTTAGAGCTCGTAAGGGCCTCCGCCTTGTCAAGAATAGTGCAGCTGATCTCATCCGCACATCACTTGCATCTTCTGGTGACACTACAGAGACTGAGTGATTTCACTCTAAACATTGAAACCCGCCAATTTGGCGGGTTTCTTGCTATTTGAAAGCTTGAATTTAAAGAATATGCTCAGCAAGTTTCTCTATGACTTTCTTCTCAATTTGACAAATTCTCATTCGAGTAACGCCTAAAATATCACCTATCTGTTGTAAGGATAGCGGTCCGCGCTTTGAAGCCACTAAAGTGCAATTTTGATACTCGCTTGAATTTATCCAGAGCTTGCATGTCTTGTTTGCGCAATCTTTTTTGCAGCTTTCGTGCAATTCGAAGCATTTCATATGTTTATTTGAACCTCTCTGTATAATAGTATCAAAAACGCTGTTCTTTTACTATAGCGAGGAATAATGACTAAGTCAAGCACGGGTAGGAAGACATTTATAATTGATACATCAGTTCTTCTGTATGATAAGTGCTCAATTCACTCATTTCCAGGTAACGATGTTGTCATTCCACTCATCGTCCTTGATGAGCTTGATCGGTTTAAGGATAAACCCGGTCTGCTTGGTGAGTATGCTCGTTATGTTAATCGTTATCTTGATGACCTAAGAAATGTTGGATCACTTCACGACGGCGTAACGATCAATCATGACCAGACAATCCGTGTAGAAATAGACATACACGAAATTCCTGCAAGTCTTGATGGTAACACTGGCGACAATCGGATCATTGCAGCAGCGCTTGCTTTAAAAGCTGCATCAGATCAGCCAGTTGTGATGGTCACTAAGGACATCAATTTTAGAGTAAAGTGTGACTCTCTAGGAATCTATTCAGAAGATTACTACAAAGATCGAATCGTTCATGATAAGAGCGAAATCTATTCGGGACAGGCAGAAGTTGAGGCAATTTCTCCCTCTGTAATCAATCATTTTTATGATGATGGCAGTATATCTACAGATCACCTTGATTTTGACTTAAACAGTAATCAGTATGTTACAGTTAAATACGGAAATCAGTCTCTAATTGGTGTCCATCGTGACGGAAATGTTGTTCCTCTCATCAATAATCTGACCAAAACAATCGGCATTACTCCTCGTAATAAGGAGCAAAAGTTTGCCATTGACGCACTGACAAGAGATGATGTCAAGCTTGTATCTATGACAGGTCTAGCAGGTTCAGGTAAGACTTTCCTTACGCTGATGGCAGGCATGTCAGGAATTCAAGATAAGAGGTATGATCGAATCGTCATCACTCGATCTCTCCAGACAGTCGGCAAAGAGATTGGATTTTTACCAGGTGACATAGATGATAAGATGAGCCCCTGGTTGTCACCAATTCTTGACAACTTTAGAGTTGCTTTTAAGGATTCGACATATTTTGAGATGATGCGCCAGAAGGGCCAGATCGAGGTATCACCTCTTGCCTTCATACGCGGCAGGACATTTAATAATACATTCTTAATTGTTGATGAAGCACAGAACTCTACCATCCACGAGCTAAAGACGATCATCACAAGAATTGGTGAGGGATCTAAGATCGTCCTGCTAGGCGACACCGACCAGATTGATACTCCTTATCTTGACAGCCTATCAAATGGTTTGACAGTTATTGTTGAAAAGTTCAAGAAATATGACATTGCAGCTCACATTACCCTAATGAAGGGTGAGAGATCAGAGTTGGCTACCTTGGCATCGCAGGTCTTGTAAGAGATAGTTATCCTTGCAGGGAATGCTATATGGGAAGAGTCAAACTAACATCCAGAAATCTTAATAGGTTCACGAAAGTGTACCCGTATGTTAGAGCTCAACCTCGTTATGCTTATTTTACTAATGAAGAGTTTGTTTTAGAAAGTGCCGTTGTTAATTTTGCAGGAAGCAATACAGTGACTTACACATTCACAAATTCATATTCAACTGTTCCAACTGTTATTGCAACTGCGCTTAATGACTCATTCAACGTTTTTGTTAGTTCAGTGTCAACAACACAAGTTGTAATCGGGGCAAGCATCCTAAATAGCGACTCTGCATCAATTGTGGTGGTGACAACATAATGTCTAGAGTATCGACAGTAGAAATGCAGTTTGGAACTGCAACACTTGACTCATCAGGTGTTGGTCCTATACTTGTGACAGTGTCAGGATCAGATGCCAACATAGCATTTACTTTGTTGCCAAATGAAAATGTGAACATGTCAGCTTATACAGTATCAAATCCTCTCTATGCAATTGCATCCTCAGAACAAAACGCAGTGGATTATAATTACCTCATAGTGAGCTCAACATAATGGCATCGAAACCACCAGATTTTAAAGCTTCTGGCATTAGAGTTGAGCGCCTAATTGCATCAGGCAGCACAAAGAAACCGCAGTTACTCATCTTTAATGAGACGGCTGCAGGAAATGACGGGATTACAGTTGATACAAACGACTTAAAACTGTCTGGAACAGGATCAGATACGTGGCTCTTCATCTCAGGAGCTAAAGGCGGTAATGATCGTGTAACATTCGGTGGCGATGTCTACATCTCAGGAAGCCTTTTTGGTGTCTCAATCGGTGGAGCTGGAGCAGGCAACTGGAATGAGCTTAGCCCGTCACCACGTCTCAATACTACAGCATCTGTTGCAATTGCAGGTGGCCTAGGCACATCTTATGCTGCACAGTCTGCTGGATCTGATGTCTTTTTCTTTGTGTCGGGAAGCATTGCAGGTAAAGGAACATCAGGAACCGCTGTAATCGGTGGCGATGTTGTCACATCAGGTTCACTCTATGCACTAAATGGTAATGCTACAGTTTCTTCTGCAGCAGGATCATCAACCATTACATTGACATCTGCTGGTGGTTCGACAACGCTCACAGAGACAAATAGCGGTAACCTAGAAATTAGAAATACAACACCTGCTGGACAATTTGTTGCAAGCGTTAAGACGTCAAATGGTGTAACATCAAATTTCTTGGATGTTAGGCCCAATGGTTCTTTGACAGGCTCTGTTATTTCTATCTTCCCGTCGTCGATCTACACGGGTGCAGCAAATCCATTTAACTCATCTGACACGACATTCTTTGTGGCAGGAAAGAATGGAGCCAAGGGCGGAAATACAAGAGGCACTGCAGTCTTCGGCGGCGACACTGTCATCTCAGGATCTGCTTATCTTGGGACTTCAAATACAGATAATCTTGTAGTCAATGGTCGCCTAGCATCTGACATTATACCCGACGGTAATCGAACAAGAAACTTAGGATCCGATACAGCACGTTTTGCGAATGTCTACACGGGTGACTTACACCTCAGAAATGAGCGCGGAGACTACACTCTAATTGAAGAAGAAGATTGCCTCACAATTCGATTCAATAAGACAGGAAAACGTTATAAGTTTGTGTTAGAAAGAGCACCAGAATACGACGAATAAAAATAATCTTCGCTCCATCAAGATAATTAGTTGATGGGATTAGGAGTTTCTAATGGCATTTGTTGGTAGTTTATCAGGTTCAGGTGGAGCAAGTAACACAATAAATGTTACAGGCTCAATGATTATTGCAAATCCTGGGACAGGCGGTTTATTTCCTGCCTTCCCAGGCACAGACACAGTCTTCTTCGTCTCAGGCGCAATTGACGGCAAGGCTGCAGGTTCACGAACAGTCTCTGTCTTCGGCGGTGACACAGTAGTTAGCGGTTCGATCACAATCGGAACTGGCTCAATTAGGATCGACTCCAACGAGATCAGATTCCAAGGCGGCGCAGCAAAGATCACTAGCGGATCAGGCGGTCTCACATTCTTCGATAGCGGAAATTCAGGAGGTGTAACACTCACATCTCTTGCAGCAGGTGCGGGCGGCGGAGACGTTGACGGTCCAGTGTCTGCTACAGATAATGCAATTGCTCGATTTGACGGAACGACTGGAAAGATCATTCAAAATTCTGATCTTACAGTCAGTGACTTAGCAGGTGGAGCAGGTGGAACAGTAAATCTGGATACTAACTCAGCCGCGACAGTCAATCTCTTTACAACAAATGCCACGTCTGTTGTAATTGGTAAGTCAGGTGGTAGCACTGTTACAACAAACGGTAACATTAAAGTGGGCAGCAACATAATACAGGCTGCTGATGGTGCTACAGCTTTAACTCTCACATCAACATCTGGCAATGTTGCTGTTGCTGGAGAGCTTACAGTTACTGGTAATAACATCAAGTCCAGCACCGGTGCAACGGCAATCACTCTCTCCGGCGGCAACGTTATCATCCCTGGCGATCTCACAGTCCAGGGAACAACTGTAACAGTTGATGCAACAACACTGACCATTGAAGATCCAGTTATTGGACTCGGATTCACAAGCGGTTCAACGGTAACAACTGCAGGGGACCGCGGCTTTATTGGCGGAATGGATACGGGTGGCAATGTTGCACTATTCTGGGACAACACAGACAGCACATTCACATCTGTTAGGACTTCAACAGGTGCAGGTAACGATCCAGTTGCCATCACATCCTACACTCCATTCAGAGCATCAAGCTTCCAGGTTGGCGGTACACCAGGCTCGGCAGTTGCAGCAGGATCGGCATATCTAAGCAGCTCAGATGCTTTGAATGTTCTCGTCAATCACACAGCAACAACAACATTCACCAAGGCAGGTACACCCACGGTCCAGATTGGAGATTATCTAGGATCATCTGGTGAAGGCCAGATCAAGGGTGTAACAACTGCAAATGCACTCTCATCTCTGTGGTTATCAGGCACAGTTGTCAATATAGGTGCACCGTCTGTTTCATTCCGCGTAAATGAATCAGAACAAGCAACAATTAGCCCACAAACAGGCGGCGGCGGAGTCAGATTTGAAGCACAGACAGGAGGCGCACCTCGTGCCATGGTCATCTCTGGTAGCCAGACAACGATCGGTTCAAATAATCGTCTCGTGGTCTTCGAAGGTGCTGGCGTCCCATTCCTAACGGCATCAGTGGGTGGTGGTATAGTTAGTCTGACAGCTGGCGCGGCTGTTGGTACTGCAAGCGTATTCAACACTGTTTCAACAACTGTTAATTTCGCTCAAGCAGCAACAACCATCAATATGGGAAATATTGCAGGAACAAACAACGTTGCAGGTGTGACTAAGTTTACACAGGGGCTCAGTGGTTCACTCACCAAGCTCACAGATGGAACATCCTATCTCGTTGCTGGAACAAATATTTCTATTGCAACAGGATCTAACGGCGCAGTCACCATCTCAACAGCGGGCGGCGTCGGCGACGTCACAGGTCCCGGATCTTCAACAGACACAGCAATCGCACGCTTCAACGGACTGACTGGTAAGATCATCCAGAATACAACGGGCGTCACCATTGATGCCGTAAACAATGTTGTCACATCTGGATCTTTCCAGACCAAAGATGGCGGTGGAAACTTAGTTGCAAGAATCAATAATAACGGTGAGATAACAGGATCAAATGCACTGTTTAGCGGCGATCTTGCAGTTAACGGCGGTGATATTACAACAATAGCCACCACGTTCAATCTCATTGACGCCACAGCAACGACAGTTAACTTTGCAAGAGCTGCGACGACACTCACGGCTGGTGCATCCGGTGGTTCAACGACATTCCAGGGCAACTTGACAGGATCAAATGTCCTGGTCAACAACACACTTAATGTTGTACAGAATGCAAATTTTGGTGGTGGATTCAACGATACAGGACTTACTATCAGCTCTGCAGGTAACTTGTCAACCAACGGCACGCTCCTGGTTCAAGGTACAACCACTCTAAGCGGCTCAGTCTTCCTCGGTGACGCGTCAGGTGACAATCTCACATTCAACGGATACGCAGCATCAAGCCTTATTCCCAATGCAACCAACCAATTCGACCTTGGAACACCTGACCTTCGTTGGCGCAACATGTACACAGGTGACTTACACTTGAAGAATGAACGCGGCGACTGGACAGTGATCGAGGAAGAAGAATTCCTCACTCTTACCAACAATAAGAGCGGCAAGCGTTACAAGTTCGTTCTCGAAGAGATCTAGTCTTTTTGAAAATAACTAAACATTTAGTTTAGTTCGAGCCTAATATCACTCTCATCTTCACGGTGGGAGTGATATTTATTTCCAGAGAGTAAAAAATGGCCCTTATAGGAACAATTTCAGGAAGTATTGGGGCTGGTGGAGCCCTGACTTCTACCACAGCAATATCAGGGACTCTGGTCATTGCCGACTCACCAGCATCTGTGTTTCCAATGCTGCCCGCAGATGTCAAATTCTTTGTGAGCGGCGTGCAAGGCGCCATCGCTTCAAGCCTCCCCGGCGTTGCCGTGTTCGGCGGTGACCTCAGGGTATCAGGATCTTCGTACTTCACCGACATTGACGTCACTGGTCACGGTGCTGTGGTTGTCCAGCCCTATGGAACTTCCGCAGGACAGACAGGCGAGGTGAGGTTCAAGGAACTTGCTGCTAATGGTGGAAATTACACCGCACTCAAGGCAGCTGACAGTATCGCGGCAAATCTTTCAATCACACTGCCCAATGCTGCTGGTTCAAACGGCAATGTCCTACAAACTAATGGATCCGGAGTAACTTCGTTCGTCGACGTGAACGGCTTAGTGACAGGATCACTCAGCCTAGTCACTATAAACGCTTCATCAAATATCACAGCATCTAACATTCTTGCAAATGGTGACCTTGCAGTTAACGGTGGAGACATCACCACGTCGGCAGGTACTTTCAACCTGGTGAACGCAACGGCGACAACTGTCAACTTGGGAGGCGGTGCTTCTGCGGTCAACATCGGAGCTGCAGGAAGCGCAACGACATTTGCTGGAAACTTGACAGGATCGAACGCGTTGCTGAGTGGTGATCTTGCAGTTAACGGTGGTGATATAACATCAACATCATCAACTTTTAATCTAGTAACAGGGTCTGTTGCTACACTTAATATCGGCGGATCAGCAACAGCCATTACAATCGGATCAGGATCATCAAACAGCGTAATGACGTTAAATGGTGTTATTACAGCAAGTAGCGGCAAGATTGCTCTCACAAATGCGGCCGGAAGCCTTATTAGCTTCCCAGTTGGTGGAGGGGCGTTAGGCGCACCCACGTTCACAAACTCATCTATCGGTACACGACTTCTTCTATACCCAAGCATAGGTGCTTCTAGCGCAGATTGGGCAATTGGAATGGAGAACCAAGCCATGTGGTTTGGTATCAATGTTGCAACTACGACGCCCCGTTTTAAGTGGTATGCAGGAACAACAGAGATTGCAAGCCTAAGAGGTGATGGCCTGTTCACTGTAACAGGAAGCTTGGCAACTTCCACGGGCAACATCATCGGAGCGCCTGGGTCCGGCGCGAACGTGATGACTCTGATCTCCAGCGGTAATTTGCTCGCAAAGATAGACGCCAATAACGATGGTACAGGTCACAAGTTCGCAGTCCTGGACTATAGAGACATTGAACAGTTCACAGTCTTCGAGGAAGGCAATGCAGCGCTCTCAGGAAGCCTCGTTGTTAGCGGTAGCTCGATACAGACTGTGACGACTACAACCTACAACCTTCTTACAACAGCACTGACTGGTACACTCAATGTTGGAACCCTTGCTAACGCTATCGTAGTTGGTGGAACAGTGACAACAAGCAGCTTCACGGGAGCAATGCAGGTTGACGGAAGGACTACACTCTCATCAGTCACTGAGAAGCTGGTCCCATCAGTCGGCGGAACAGGAACAGTTGCTTATGATCTCGCAGGCGCTAGCATATTCTATGTTAATGGTCCAACCGGTGCCATCACGGCGAACTTCACGAATGTTCCGACAACCCCCAACAGAATTATCACTCCCACAGTCATCATCTCACAGAGCGCGACACCTAGAATAGTCAGCGGGGTCCAAATCGATACAGTGGCTCAAACGATCAACTGGGCAAACGGAACCACGCCAACAGGAACAGCTAACAAGCAGGACGTCTTCGGGTTCAGCCTCATCAGGTCAGGATCAACTTGGAAAGTCCTCGGCCAGATGAGCACATACGGGTGATCTGATGTATGGCAGGTTCTCAAATTTTGCAGGACCTATCTCAACCCGCCCTTTCACGAGCGGTAGCTCAATCGTGTCAACAGGACTCATCCTCAACTACGACATCGGTAATGCGTCCTCCTATCCGGGATCCGGCGCGACTGTCACGGATCTTCAAGCCAACAGCAACGCCACCCTCTTCAACACCCCGACATACGCATCCGGCTACCTCACGTTCAACGGCACCAACCAGTACCTCACGACCAACACCAACCTCAACTCGAAGCTGTCTCCGGCAAACACTTCGACAGTGATTTCCATATTCACCTGGGTCTATCCCATGGACAACGGTGTCATTGTCCAGGAGTTAGGCCAGACGACTCCAAATTCTGGCTGGCATGATTCGCAGATCGAGATGGTCGCCGGGACAATGAAGTTCTCTGTCTGGAGCAACCAGCCGGGATTTTCATCGACCATATCGACCCCGCTGAGTGCCTGGTACTACGCAGGTTTCACGTTCGATGGATCAGTCCTGAGAGGTTATGTCAACGGTGCGCTTGCAGTTACATCCGCCACTATAACACGATCGACTCCCTACAACGATGGTGGCAACCTACCGTTACACTACGCCATCGCACACGCAGACGGAACAAACTTGGGCGACGGAACTTTCTCCAACATGAGACTCGGAGCCCTCCAGGTCTACAACACAGCACTCTCGGCAGCGCAGGTCTCAGCTAACTTCCAGGCTGATCGCAGCAGGTATGGTGTTTAATGTACGGAAGAATTTCAAATTTTGCAGGACCTATCTCCTCATTTCCAGCGCCAACAATCGTCTACTCCGCTGGCCTGTATCGCACGACCTACACGGGCTACTTTGCCGACGACGTCAACTTCTTCGCAACAGCCACTTCGACTGCCACTCTTGTCCAGACGACAGTCATTGAGGAACCGTCGACCGATGCTGGCTCAAACTTCAGCATGCAATGGCTTGGATATTTTCGTCCCACGACAACTGAGACCTACACGTTCTTCCTCTCATCGGACGATGCGTCGTACCTGTGGATCGGAAGCAACGCGCTCTCTGGATTCACTACAGCAAATGCCACGGTCAATAACGGCGGTCTTCATGGTAACATTGAGACGTCAGGGACATCTGCTCTTACTTCCGGTGTCTATTATCCTATAAGAATTCAATACGGAGAGCAGGCCGGCGGGGATGTCCTTACGTTCAACCACTCGACCGCGACGATCACCAAGACAACAAACGTCACGGGTAAAGTCTTCTACAACCCAGCAACCAATGGATTCTAAATGATCAAAGAACTTCTAAAAGACGAAGAGGGTCAGTCCACCGTCGAGTACATGCTGCTCATCAGCGTGATCGTCATTGCCATCGTCGCCGCGGCGTACGTGTTCATAGAGCCGTTCAAGCAGGGTGTCCTTGATCTAGGAAAGGACATCAAGAAGATCCTAAGCGACGGCAAGATAGGAAGAGTAGGAACAACTCGTTAACTACAACGAGGCCAGAAATACAATCTGTTCATGGAAAAACAGATTATTTTTGTTGCTGATCTCTTCGCTGAACAGTATGCCGGCGGTGCCGAACTAACTTCAGATGCACTAATTGAATCATCACCCACACTTGTTAAGAAAGTTCATGCAAAGAACTTAACAGTTGAGTTCTTGCAGCAGCATGTCGACGCTTTCTGGATCTTTGGTAATTTCTCATCCATCAACTGGTCGTTGATTCCAGTTATTGCATCAAATCTCCGTTATGCTGTGCTTGAGTATGACTACAAGTTCTGCCTCCACCGCTCGATTGAGAAGCACACGCACGAGACAGGACAAGAATGTGACTGTCATAAACGCCAACTAGGGCAATTGGTCGCAGGATTCTACCAAGCAGCTGATGCGATCTTCTGGATGTCTGAGCAGCAACGCGCTCGATACACAGAGCGTTTTCCAAATCTTCTAGGTCACAGGAACTCACACATCCTGAGCTCTGTATTTGACGCACGTTTCTTTGACAAGATCAATCAACTTAAGAGCAAGACTACCGACAGAAGTGGCTGGATGGTTCTTGGGTCAAAATCTTGGATCAAAGGCTATGAAGACGCTGTGAAGTGGTGCGATGATAATGGAAAGAAGTTCCAGAGCTACTGGGATGTTCCGTATGAGGAGCTTCTTGACACCATGTCAAGCTCTGAGGGGTTTGTCTACCTTCCTCGAGGTGGTGACACCTGCCCACGAATGGTGATCGAAGCGAAGCTTCTTGGTTGTGAGGTCGTCACCAACGACAATGTGCAGCATGCAGCAGAAAAATGGTGGAATGCCAACCCAGATGACGTCTGTGATTACTTGAAGGATAGACCTGATGTGTTTTGGGCGGCCATAAATAATGTGATCCAGCATCAACCGACGCTGTCTGGTTACAGCACAACCTACAATTGCGTCGAACAAAATTATCCTTTTGTTGAGTCAATTAGTTCTCTACTCGATGTTTGCGACGAAGTAGTTGTAGTTGACAGTGGGTCGACAGATGGTACGTGGGATGTTCTTGCGGCGATGGCACAGGATAATTCTAAGCTAAAGATTAAGCAGATTGAAGTTGATTGGGATCATCCACGATTTGCATATAAATCCGACGGAATGCAAAAAGCTGCTGCAAGAGATCTCTGTACAGGAGATTTTTGCTGGCAACAAGACGTTGACGAAGTAATCCATGAAAATGACTATGAAAAGATTAGGAATCTTTTAACATCTATTCCAAAGAGTGTCAACCTTATCTGCTTGCCTGTTGTGGAATTCTGGGGAAATAAAGGAAAGATTCGCATTGACATTAATCCATGGAAGTGGCGCTTGAGCAGGAATCATCCTGAGATCACACACGGAATTCCTGCAAGTCTACGCATGTATGATGAGAATGGTGAGCTCTACTCGGCACCAGGTTCAGATAGCTGTGATTATGTGACAAAAAGTACAGGTGATCTAGTTCCAAACGTTAACTTTCACACACAGAAGACAGAACAGCTACGCCAAGCTGCAATGAGAGATCCTGATGCAATGCATCGGTACGTCCAATGGTTTACATCAGTTATCCAAAATTTGCCTAGTGTGTATCACTACTCTTGGTTTGATCTTCCAAGAAAAATTAAGACATATAAGCATCATTGGACAAAATTCTGGCAGAGTCTTTATAACAGAAAGCAAGAAGATACAACACAGAATAACATGTTTTTTGATAAGCCCTGGTCACAGGTATCTGATGATGAAATCAATGATATAGCAGACCGTCTTGAGAGAGAGATGGGTGGTTGGATCTTCCATAGAAAGATTGACTGGAACAATCCTACACCGAGTGTTACGATTGAAAGCGTAACTCATCCAGAAGTTATACAAGACTGGTTAGGTGAAAATTGAAGATCATAACAAATGATTACGGCTGCGGAACTTCATCTTCTATTTTTGACTACAACATAAAAGATGTCTGTGTTGTTTCTGAGCAAGATTGGGAAAAAGTTTTTGATCTTAAAGATGACGTCTTTCTTGTTGGTCATGATTTTTTGCTGTATATGTGGGATACGCCTGAAAAAATCGCAAGATGGAAAGCATATCCACATGCAAAAATTCTTTGGTGCTTTGAAAGAATTGATGCAATTATGTTACCTTGGATTCAAAAGAGTCACTTTAGTTTAAAGATGGCAACACAATTCGTCGACGACATTTATGCGTGTGATGAAGATGATTGCAACAAGTATAACTTTAAATGGATGCCTCAATGGGCCTCACGAAGATTCTTTGATCAAAGAGAAAGCAAGATAACAAATGATACATTTCTGTTTAGTGGTCAAGCAGGAAAGATAGAGTACGGTCCAAGAACTTCGTTGCTGAAGTTTAGCCAAGAAAATAAAGAGCTTTCAAGCAAGATCTTTATTTCAAACATCTCAAGGAATTTTTCATGGGATGACTATATTAGTAATTTCCTGTCATACAAGGGAATTTTAAATCCTATTGGAACGTTCAAAGGCTTAAACACGAGATCATATGAAACACTTTACGCAGGAAGAATTCTTCTCCAGCAGTCATTAGGATCTTATGATCGACACTTTGATTTGCTTAAAGACTGTAAAAATGTAAAGTTTTTTGAAACACATGACGACTTATTGCGTATCATTTCTAATGAATCTTTAGAGGCTGTTGATGACCTTGATTTCTTCTCAAAAAATTCATTATTTGAAAGGTTCAATAAGATAGGGATAAAAATTGAGTAATCTAATTCAATGGAAAGATTTTTGTAGACAAATTCCTTGGGTAGCAACTGTCCAAACTTGTAATAATGATTGGACTATTTATGCATCTCTCCAGCAGGCATGTAAGCAATTTGACGCAGTTCTCGTCATAGATGATGGATCGACTGATAATACTCTTTTAGAAGTAGATCGCTTTATACGACGTGAAAAGCCACAAAATCTTCATGTCTTCGATCTTTCATCTATAGATCCATGGCCTGAAATGAAAGCACCTAAAAGAGAGGGCATGGAACCCACAGAAAAGACACAAGCAAAATCCAAGTTTAAATCTTATTCATTGGTAAAGCAACTTGCCACAAATTGCATGTGGATTTCAATAGAATCTGATGTTATCATTGCAGATGATGCCAGATCAAGAATGCTAAGTAGAGTTGAAAAATGGACAGAACCACAAACAGACTGTGAATTCTTCAATCTAGTAATGACAATCGACCCATGGCATGTAAGAAGTGTCTCATTGTCAGAAGAAAAATATGTCAAACCTGAGGGCATCAAGCATAGACGCGAATACGACCACCCAGGTGACTGGGGACTTGCATTATCGTGGATAGGAGGCGAGTTATATCCAGGCCCAGATCCTGTCCATCCCTACGGTCCAAACTTCTTGCCCTGGCTTCACAAAAATCAGCTTGGGAAGAAGGGGCAAGATGATACATCACCTTTTGGTTTTCACATGCTTTCCTACAGAGAATCTGAAAAAGATGCAGACTATTCTTCTAGAAGATTCTTTAAGATTGAAGATATAAAAGATGATGCTGTTGACTGGAATTTATTAAAAAGAGTAAGATTTCCTGTCTTGACCAAGTTAAATGAATTAGGACAACGTGAGGTGATTTCATGCGAATGGTAGTAACAGGCGGTAGAGGATTTATAGGAAGCCATTTTGTCGAGTTAGCACTTCGCAATGGTCACACAATTATTGATATTGATAAAATGACATATTGTTCAAATAAGTCTCTGCCTTGGGACAAGTATGAAAAATACACCCACATCAAGGAAGATATTGCAGAAATTAAGCATATTCCATTTTGCGATATTATTGTCAATTTTGCTGCCGAGACGCATGTTGACAACTCTATCACATGCTGTGGAGAGTTCGTAAAAACTAATATTCAGGGCGTCCACAACATACTTGAACTTCTTAGAGGCAAGGTTTATGAACGTCCAATGTTTGTTCAAATTAGCACAGATGAAGTCTATGGTGATACGCTTAGTGGTGATTTTAAAGAAAATGACACACTAAAACCTTCAAATCCTTATAGCGCAACAAAAGCTAGTGCAGAGCACTTAGTCACGTCCTACCATAGAACTTATGGAATTGACTATCTTATCACAAGAAGCTCAAATAACTACGGACCACGTCAATACGAAGAAAAGTTGATTTCAAAGTCCGTATCTTGTCTCGCTGAAAATAGGAAAATTCCTCTACATGGCGATGGATCTTATATTAGAGACTGGATTTATGTTAAAGATAATGCAAAAGCAATACTTGACTTGATTGAATCGGGCATAAAAAATGAAGTCTTCAACATTGCAGGTGGTTTCCAGCTTAATAATAATCAAGTTGTTGAAGAAGTCTGCAGATGGTTCAACACGAAAGACTGGAAATCTCATGTAACTTACACAGAAAATAGACTAGGACAAGATCTACGCTACTCTATTAATTGTGAAAAAATTGAAAAATTTGGAATTTTTATACCGAGAAGAGATTCACTAATCGACTATAGGAATCATGAATGAGAAACTATTGTGCGCTGGGTGATTCTAGATACCTGCCAAATCTAATTTGTCTGATTGATAGCGCAAAAGAACACTTTACTGAAGATTATATGCTGCATGTTCTTGCTATGGATGATTTTACATTCAATAAATTAAATTCACTTCGAAAGCATGATAATTTAAAAATTTATTCTATCAATGAGATAAATGAAGATTTTCAAGTCAGAGCTATTAGGTACATGCAGCCAAGCAGGGAAGCAATTTCAAATGCTCAAGCATCTAATAAAGATCCTGGTTTTGTACAATTTTGCTGGTCATTAGCACCTTGCTTTTCTGATTGGTTAATGACCAGGATTAAGACAGCAATTACTTACATTGATGCAGACATCTATTTCTTCAATGATATCAAAAGCTTTTTTGATGAATTGTCGACAAGATCAATCGGTCTTGTAAGTCACAGAATTCCTTATTTGATGACAAGCGGTGAGTTCAATGTTGGGATTGTCCATTTCGAGTACGATTCATACGGAAGATCAGCACTCAATAAGTGGAAAAGTTATCTAACTAATTCACAAAATAATTACATGTTAGGTTTTGGAACCTGCGGTGATCAAAAATATCTTGAATTATTCTATTCATTCTATAGAAATCAAACAGCTGTAATTGATAAAAATTTTGGTCATCTTGCACCGTGGAATGTAACGCAGCACAAATACGAAGATAGAAAAATCATTTGGAAGTCACAGGCACAGGACCTGGTTTACTTTCATTTTGCACATTTTGTTATAGAGAGCGAAAACAAATATAGAGCATCTTACAATAATGAGTGGATCTGGGGAGAACCGCTTAGTGTACACCCATTTGTAAATAAATGCTATGATGAATATCATTCTGCTATGATTAAAGCAAAAGAAGAGATTGCAAGATGAAATTGACAGCTGCCATGATTGTTCTTAATGGTGATCATGTTCTGAAGGAAAGTCTTAAGAGCATATACAACCATGTCGATGAGATCGTAATTGCCGAAGGCCCAGTTAGATATTGGCAAGATCGTGGACTTACAACTTCTACAGATCGTACCAATGAAATCTTAGACAATTTTGAAGATCCAGATAATAAAATTCGTGTTCTTCACTCTCAATACGAAGAAAAAGACCATCAATTTTCTGCCGCGCTATCATTGATGACAAATCAACCTGATTACTTGATTCAAGTTGATAGTGACGAAGTTTGGACTAATGAATCATTACTTAACTTAAGACGTCTCTTAGAGACACAGCGTCCAATCTCTGTAGGCGTCCATTCAAACACATTTGTAGGTGGGTTAGATAGAGTCATCTCAGGATTTGAAGAAAAAACAGATAATTTCTTACGTGTCTTTCGTTGGGAAGCAGGTTGTAGATTTATCACACATAGACCCCCAACGATACAATACGCAAATGGTGAAATGACAAGAGGAAGAGGTCATATTGATTCTGATGAAGCAAGAGACATGTACCAGATTTCTATGTGTCATTACTCCTATGTCTGGCCAAGTCAAGTTAAGTCTAAAATTGACTACTATAAGTCTAAAGTGTCAATGCAGAATTGCATACCAGACTTTTATGATAATTACTGGCTTCCCTGGACAAAGTCTGTTTCAATCGAAGAAAAATGGGAAATTGAGACCAAAATTCACGGTATGCATGAGTTTAAACCTGAAATTAGAGGCCCAGCTTTTACCAAGCCATACGTAAATTTCCATCCAGACGCAATAAAAGTGAACATTGAAACCTTGAAATCTAGAATAGAAAAGGAATTAAATGATGAATTCTTCTAAAAGATGGGAAAAAGACTTCGAAATCATTGAAGATATGAGAAGAGGTAGCGAGGGATCTTTGTGGGGTCACAAGCTTGAACAAGCTGACCATTTTCCTTTACTTAAGTCTTTACTTGATGAAGTTGGTCATGATGGTTTACTAATAGATTTAGGTTGCGGTGCCGGTGATCTTTCAAGAGTATGGTTGGGCCGTTACCTTGGTGCTGATCTTGATTGGATATTAGAAGAAGTTGCTAAAAAATGCAATCCAGCAGCAGAATTTATGAAATTTGATGTCTTTAATGACGATATTAAAGATCTGCCTCCTTCAAAAGCAATTGTAATGAATGCTTTACTTGACGTTATTGAAGACCCTATTGCAATTCTTCGAAAAGTTTGTCAAGCAGACACAGACTTTGTTGTAGTTCATCGTCAAAAAATAGTAGAAACAAAAGATGATAAAGTAGAAACAGATTTGAGTTATGGAAATAGCATTGTCCCGGTCTCTAAGATCACAATACGAGAGATGCAAGAAATCGTAGATGACCTGTCTAGAAACAAAGAAGTCTACATTAAAAAATGGAATGGAGACTATTATAGCTTTACTATACGTGTAAGATGAAATTCGTAGATCTTGAATTAGAAAATAGAGAAGCAGCAAAGCTTGTTCATGATTCATATAAACAAATAGAAAAATCTGGCAAATACCTTTTAGGCGATTATCTTTCTAAATTTGAAGAAGCATTTGCAATAGATCAAAAAATAAAATCAGTTACTTGTGTGAAGAATGCAACTGATGCTTTGTATATGACTTTTAAGCTTCTTGAATGCGATAAGAGAACAGTGATAGTTCCTAGCTTTGGTGCATATCCAACAATTGTTGCTGCAATACAGGCGGGTTCAAAAAATATTATTGCAGCGCCTGTTGATGAAAGAATGACACTTGACCTTACAAATATTGATGTTCCAAAAGATTCAATTTTAGTTCCTGTCCATCTTTATGGAAACCAGACAGAAATGTCACATCTTGAAAAGATTGCAGAAAACACTAATAGCATCATAGTTGAAGATTGCGCTCAATCAACTGGACTTGAAAAATCAAAAAAATCTTTTGTTGCTATTCATAGTTTTTATCCGACAAAACCGCTAGGTTGCAGAGGTGATGGAGGCGCGATTATCTCAAATGATGAAAAATTTATATCATCATGTAAAAAGTCTCGTTTTTATGGCCTAAATGACGGTGTAATAAATACATGGGGCTTTAATAGCAGAATGGATGAGTGGCAAGCAGCATTTTTATTATCAAAATTAGAGTATTATGATGTCATGAATAAGAAAAGGCAGAGCAATGCAAGTCTCTATAACAGCGCATTCAATAATACTGTCAGGTTTACACAAAACTGTGTTTATCATCAATACGTCACTCTTTGGCGTAATAGAGACCATGTTAGAGACGTCTTTGAAAGTAATGGTATTCCAACGATGATTCATTACCCAAAGATGCTTAATGACATGCCTTACTTTAAATCATTCATCAACAATAAATCAAATAAAAGAGTATCAGATCACATCTTATCATTACCAGTTGGCCCACATTTAAGCAACGAAGATGTTGAAAAAGTATGTGATGTTTTATCGAGAATGAAAAATGAAGTCATTGAATTTACCGACATTTCTTGATCACAAAGTTAACATTGATGAGAGAGGAATTCTAACATCAATTGATAAATTTCCTGACTTTGATGTTAGGAGATTTTACCTCATAGAGCCCAAGATGGGCTTTTGGCGTGGTAAACACTATCATAAACAATCAGCACAAATAATTGTTGTCCTTGCAGGGAGAATTGAATGTAGTGTCAAAGATAATAATTCATCTGAACATGTTGAATTTTCGATGAATGCTGGACAATCTTATTACCAAGATGTAAATCATTCCTTTGCATTTAAATCTTGTGCTGGCGAGACCAAAATGATTGTTTTCTGTGATAAAGAATTTGATTCTAAAGACTATTATGAAATGGAGCTATAATGAATACAATTGCAGCAATTTTAACTGTCTATAAGAGAAACAATTTAGACCATCAAATTCGCGCTGTTCTCTCACAGACAATTCTTCCAAAAGAGATCTATGTTTGGCAAAATGAATCACATGTTGATGCTGCAATTCATAATGATGTTTTAGATTATGCGCATAGACTGAATATTAAGATCTCTCATATTCATTCAAAAGATAAAAATTTTAAATTTCATGGTAGGTTTTCATTACCGCTGTTGTTGAATACAGAGTATGTTGCTATTTTTGACGATGACACTATTCCTAATCCAAGGTGGTTTGAAAACTGTATTAGAGTATCTCAAACGTATAATGCAATTGCCGGTGCAAATGGAAGAACGATTAGAAAAGATGTCGATGAATTATGCACTGGTGACGGCTCTGCTGTACAAAATGATACAATAGTTGATTTCGTTGGTCATTGCTGGTTTTTTAAGCGTGAATGGATTCATCATATGTGGAGCTATTCTCCTAACACATTTGATAATGGCGAAGATATTCATTTTGCAGCATCATGTATGATAAAGGCCGGAATTAAATGTGTAGTACCAATGCAACCGCATGGTGATTTTTCACTTTGGGGTGATACACATAATTATTTAGGTCTTGATGAACATGCAACATGGAAAAAACCAGATCATGGTAGTGTAAGACAGCAAGTCAAGGATTACTGGATTAATATGGGCTGGAAGACTATCAATAGTGTACAATGATATTGCTGGAAGACTTTAGTGGAAGATTTGGAAATAAGTTTCTCTCTTACAACAATGTGAGGCAAATAGCGCACCGCTTTAACCAGAAGTGGTGTGTACCTTCGTGGGAGGGCGATTTAATCTTTGAAAGATCCAGCAGTCAGACATCAAATAGCGCAATCAGACTCACACAGACAGACTTGATGATGGCTGATTACGAAATTCAAAAAATTCTCGATGCAAATGATGTGATTATTGATCCGCATGCATTAGGTTCAATTTTTTTTAGATTCATTAGTCTAAATCCTCGTCAGTTTGTAACTAAAAATTTTGATAATAATCACAAACAAGTAGGAATTCATTTTAGAGGAACAGACTTCTTCCAGTGGAACCCAAAATCAATACTTGATTCTGATTACTACATAGACTCTCTTAAGCTGTGTCTTGATTCTTCTGATGAATTAGAGTTTGTGCTATTTACAGATGATCATAAGCTTGAAAGTTTCAACAATGTTTTGTCATTTCTTGAGTCTAATAACATAAAACATAGATTTGGATTATCACAAATAACTGGTAATTTTCTTGATGATTTTATTGACTTAGCTTCATCTAGTATAATAGTTTCATCACCTAGCACATTTGCAATTAGTGCAGGAATGATTGGCAACTCAAGAATAATTCACTCAAAGAAGTGGATCGATCATAGGATTAGTGAGAATGATAAATTTTGGGTTGATCTGCAAAATACAGGCACAACATTTTACTCTCTGTGGGCTCAAGTATGAATGATATTGAACAGTATTGGAATTATGGAATGGGATTGCATTCTATTGTTCTAGAGAAGATTATTGAAATTGTTGAAAAAAATGACATAAAACAAGTTGTTGAGTTTGGTTCGGGAGAATCAACAAAGTTCTTGCTAGCGCTTAGGAAGCATCTAAATAAGTCATTCTTTATTACATCATTTGATCACCACCCAGACTATTATTTCAGTGAGATACATGAAAACTTAAAAGTTAATAGAGTGGACTTGTCATACTGTGATGATCAATCATTTGATAAGATGTTTGAGACTCATGAAGTCAATAGACAATCTTTTACCAATGCACAGCACGAAAAAGACAACTTTAGCGTCAAGAACGCTTTCTACACAATACAAGAAAACGATATACCATCAAATGTCGATCTTGTCATTCTAGATGGACCAAACGGTAATGGAAGAAGCATATCATTCTTATATCTTAAAGATAAGATTGTTGATGATTGCTTCATTATTATTGATGATGTAGATCACTATGATTTTATCAATAGATGCAAACAGATTTTCGATGTCCAGATAATCGTTCATGCACAGCATCATGATATTCATCGACTTTTCAATTATGCAGTATTAAAGGTCAGGAGAAAGAACAGTGATCTACCTTAAGACATATTTCTATGTTGAGCATGAAATACAGTTTTTGATTGCCAATCTAAAGGAAGCATATCCGCATATTGAAAAATTCATTATTAATGAGTTCAATAGGACACATACAGGAATGCCTAGAGAGATGATTGGCTGGGACCGTCTTAAAGCGCGCATTCCAGATAGCTTGATTGATAAAGTACTTTACATGCCGGTCGACATCTCAAGAGACGTGGTTGCTGCGTATGATGACGAAGAAACAATACATCGTGTAAATGAACCTGTCATGAGGAGCATATTCATGAAGAATATGGCTTTCAATGACAGTGACATTATTGTGTCCATAGACGCAGATGAAATTATCTATGGAGACACTTACCCAAAAATAAAAGAGTTTCTTGAAAGACAGAGTTGTTGTTCTCTAAACTTGCACCAGTTCTTCTACAAGAAAACTTATCTTTGGAAGAATAAAGATTTTGTTGCACCAACGGCAGCAAAATATTCATATTTTAAAAATAGTTACCCATGCAATCTTAGATATGAAGGTCAAGTTCTACCAGGAAAAAGTGGTTGTCATTTTTCATGGTGCATGACAGTTAGCGAAATGATTTATAAATTGCACACGTATAGCCATCCTCAATTTAGATTTTGTGCAAATGAAGAATTACTAACTAATGCTATTAATGAAAAAATTTATCCATTTGATCTAACAGAAAAATTTGAAATTGAAGAATTACCTGATGACTCATATCTTATTCCAAAGAGTATAAAGGAAATATGAATAATCTTAATCTTGTATTCGATATTGGAGCAAACAATGGTGAATATACGCAAATGATCCTAAGACGGTCACAAAATGCTAAAGTAATATGCGTTGATCCAAACACTAATCTTTGCAATAAATTAAAAGATATGTTTAGCAACAACAATGTTGTAGTTTACAATAAAGCTGTCAATAATTCTTTAGATGAAATTGATTTTTTTGAATGTCTTGAAGACGACGGCGTCTCAACAGTGTCAAAACTTTACCTTGAAAAGTCTTGCTTTACAAACTCAGAAAAAGTCATGTCTGATGGCAGAACATTTAAAGATCATTATCATTTTAAATTACCTATCAAGGTTGGATCAATTCTGCTTGACGATCTAGTAAAAGAACATGGAAAGCCAGATTTAATTAAGATTGACGTAGAAGGACACGAGCTTGAAGTAATTAAAAGTTTAACTCAAAAAGTTCCTAAAATTACTTTTGAATGGCATGAAGAATTTATAGACCGAGTCATACAGTCAGTGACATATCTTTCTGAATTGGGTTTTACAAATTTTGGAACAGAAATCTGGCATACAAGCGCCGATTATCATGATAATGAAATCAATGAAAATGAGTATTACAATACTGACACTTTTATTGACTTGTTTAAGTCTAATTTAAAAGAGATTACTTCTAATCAAGAAAAATCTTATATTACAAGATCTGGAATGGTTTGGGCAAAATGATTAAAACATACAACACAGAAGAATATAATTTTCATGACATAGTTAGCAAAGTTTTTGAAATCAATGATTTATCAAAAATTCATGAATTAAGAAAGGATCTGCATCCTAATAATAAACTTAATTTTGACAACGAAAGTAAGACCAAGTTTCACCAGCATTTTTATAAAAATCTGCATGATGGAAATCTTTTAGAACTTGAAAAGTCTTATATGTCTTTTATTGCTAATGAAATTAAGCCATTGTTCAGTGAAAGCATACTATTTCAATATATGCCTTCTTTTAGAGTTCATCTTCCAGGTGATCAAGCAATTCATAAGTGGCATTATGATGCTGATGATGATCATAGACATCCAGAATGGGAAATCAATTTCTTTATTCCTTTGACAAATAGCTTAGACACCCAAACTATTTGGTTTGAATCTATTCCAGGATTAAGAGACTTTTCGCCAGCGAATATGTCATATGGTCAATATCTTATTTTTTATGGAAATAAATGCACACATGGCAACAAAGTCAACATGACTGACTCTGCACGTGTGAGTTTTGATTTTAGAATAATTCCAAGTTCAAGATTCAAGAATAACCAAAAAACGTCAGCTACAACAAATATTAAATTTACTGAAGGTCAGTATTACAGGAGAATGTGATGTACCAGGACTTAGAAAAGACTAGTGCTAAACTTATAGAAATGGGTTATTCTATTAATGACCCTTGGGATGTAGTTGATGCCTTTGAAGATATGGTTGCAAAATATGCAGGCTCAAAATATGCTGTAGCAGTCGATAATTGCACAAATGCCATGTTTTTGTGTCTGAAGTACTTGAGTGCGCAGGGTAAAATCAAGGTCCCAAAACGGACATATCTTTCTGTACCCCAACTCATTCTTCATGCAGGCTGTGAGCCTGAGTTTGTTGACGTGGAGTGGAAGGGAACTTATAGACTTGATCCTTACCCTATAGTTGACAGCGCAACAAGGTTTACAAAAGGGATGTATGAGACAGGAACATACCAGTGTCTCTCATTCCACATTCGAAAGATACTTCCTATCTCAAAAGGCGGGATGATTCTCACTGATGACAAGAAAGCAGTTGAGTGGTTCAAGGAAGCTGAGTATGAAGGACGAGACAGAAGAGTTCCGCATGATGTAATGCCTGAGCCAACTGTCTGCGGGTGGAACATGTACATGCCTCCTGAGCAGGCTGCTCGCGGCATCGAAATTTTCTTAGGGTTACCCGAACATAATGAAGACTGCGGTGGTTCACATAAATACAGGGACATTTCTGAATATAATATGTTTAAGAATTAATTTCAAAGAACAGATAGCATCATGGAATAAATTTAAATGAATTTAATTGCTGGAATTACAACAAAAAATGAAGATTGGATTGTATTAAAGACATTAAGCGTTTTAACACAATTTTGTAATAAAATTATTGTCTATGATGATGGCAGCACAGACAAAACTGAAGAAATTTGTCGTTCATTTGATAAAGTCGTATGGCGCGTAAGACATAAACATGATCCAATTCAACGCGAAGAAGCAAAACAGCGCTTAGAGCTAATAAATTTATTGAAAGATTATAAACCTGATTACGCTCTTTTGCTCGATGCAGATGAAATACCTACGCCTAGCATCGTCAATTTTTTAAGTAATATTGATTCTAGCGTTAACCTATGGGGCACTAGAATGATTAATCTTTGGAATGATGAAACAAAATATAGGTGTGATTCATATACAACAGCATTTGGAACTAATGTTAATTGGGATCCATTTAGCTCAAATCCTTGGACAAAGTATCCGTTAATGAAATTTGATAAAAGCATTGATTATTCTTATGATCTTAGCGTACAAAAAGGGGGATGCTCAAGATACCATCCTGCTCCTGGGAATATTGCAGATCCAGTACAAAAGACAGATGATTTTTATATTATTCATTATGGAAAGCTTTCAAAAGACTACCTTGACGGTGATAAGACAGATTTTTATTCAAAAATTGAATCAAAAGCTGGATTAGGAGATTATAATTCAAGAATAAGATGGCATAATGAACATAACAGAATCGACAGCATGTTCATCAAAGAAGTTGACAAAAATTGGATTTGGAGTTTATAATGGCAGCACCAATTGTAGGTTTTGATGAATCTCATTACACAGAGGCATTCATAAAGAACCTCTATGATACTAATTTTCATAATAATCACTGGAATATTTTTAGACCTAGAAACTTAAATGCTGCAAAAATATTCTATGATACAACAAAGCCTAAGTCCGTAATTGATTTTGGTTGTTCAATTGGGACATATCTTGAGTACTTTATGAAACAAGGCACTCAAATTAGGGGATTTGAGTTTTGTTTTGATGAATGCGCACCTGCTATTGCGCAAGTTGCAGGGTTGATAAATCACATTACTTTTGGTGATGTTACAAAAATTATTAATTTAGATGAGAAATTTGACCTCGCCATGAGCGTAGAAGTGGCTGAGCATATTCCTGAATCATGTAGCGATATTTTAGTTGAAAATCTCTGTAATGCTGCAACTAAAAATATTATATTTACAGCTGCAGGTCTAGGTCAAGGTGGAACAGGACACATAAACTGTCAAGAAAAGAGTTTTTGGATACAAAAATTCAATCTAAGAGGTTGGACACAAGACTTGGAACTTGAACAGAAGATTAAAAACAAGATGAATCCTCGTTATGAAAATGATGGAAATAATGAATTTCCTATTGTCTGGGATTTTGTTTATAACAATTTGATGGTTTTTAAGCATGATCGGCATTAGAAAAATAACAGGCGGAAGATTTGGAAATAGAATTTTGCAATACAATAATCTGGTCCAGCTTGCAAATAAATTTGAAGTGCCTTTCTATTGTGATAGTTGGGAAGGAGATAGTTGGCTTAATTTGCCAGAACAGGATTGTAAAGATGATGGAACTCAACCTGTCAATTTAACATGGTCTCATTTTCATCAATTTGATGATAATAAGTTAAAAGATATCATCCAAAATAATCATTGTGTAATTGACGGTAATGTTATACACAATTGCTTTTTTAGAATTGTTCATCAAGATCCAAGAAAATTTCTATCTATTCGACCTGAATTGCAGACTAAAAATATCACTGGCACTAATGTAGGAATTCATATTAGAGGCGATGATATAATATTTGCTGATGGGAACAATGGAAGAGAGGTTCATTCATTTGAATTCTATAAGCGCTCGATTGATTACATCCTTAACACAGATACGATAGAAAGTTTCTATGTTTGCACAGATGACACCAATTTTCTTGTTTATCGAAAGACAATAGATTATCTAACGTCGTTAAAAGTTAAATTTGAGTCCGGCCCAAGTACATTGAATAGTAGCATTGCTCACATACATGATTTTATTTTATTATCAAACTGTGACTACCTTATCGGCAGTTCTAGCACTTATGTCATTAGTGCAGGTTTCATAGGAAAAAATAAAAAAATTATTCATTCTAAAGAATGGATAGACAAGAATGTTCCAGGCGATTCTTATGTAAAATGGGGTAGGTATACACCAGATTACCCAGAATCTTATTGGAAGTCTTATGATAAATTTTGGTTAGAAGCAGCAGAAAGAATGAATAATTGTTACAAACCATGGAAAATTATTTAAGAAGAAAATATAAATTTTTTGAATGATAATGATTAGGCAATAATAAGGTATGTCTACAATATGAAAAAGTCAATAGTGATCATAGGAAAAGGCCCATCAGTACAAAGATGTACTAAAGAATTTATAGATTCTTTTAATGAAGTAGCAATTTGCAATAGGCCATTATTTGATGGATATGAACATCTTATTTCAAATCGTGCGCACTATGATTTCATTACTAACGATATTCATCAGAGAAAATATACAGAAGAGTTTAAAGAAAAGCTAGGAATTATAGAAACGATTTATACAGGTGATGAATCAATTCTAAGAAAAAATTTTGAATTTAAAGAATTGGATCCGTCAACAGGCACCCTTGCCTTGCAATATTTTATTGATTCTGGAGATTACTCGCATATTGCATTAGTTGGTTTTGATCTTTTTGAAGTTGATAAAAAAATTTATTATTTCAATCTCAAAGAAGTAATAAAGCCGCTAATTTACTTATTTGAAAATGGAACATATGACAAAGACTTGAAAATCTTAAAAGCATCAGGTCATAGTACGTCTTTGACATATGAGTATATGTGTCATACATTTAAAAAAAATAGCGATATCAAATTCACTTTGATCACAAATTATCCTTTTGAGGCTGGCAGCAATGTTGAAGTTCGATAACGTTTATTTTATAATACCTGCAAGAAAAGGATCAAAGGGTTTACCCTTTAAAAATAGAAAGTTGTTTTCAAAAACTGCAGATGTAATACCGCCAGATTTACGTAGCAATGTAATTGTGTCAACAGATGATGATGAAATTAAAGAAAAAAGTCAAAAATATGGATTTCAAATTCATAATAGAGATTCAATAAGTTCAAATGACTACGCAAGCATTCATGACGTAGTCAAGAAAGTCATCAACGATTTTAAATTAGAAGACAAGATAATAGTCTTGTTATATTTGACATATCCAGAGCGATCCTTTGAAGACATCAAATTAGCTTTAGAATTTTTAAATACGCAATCTGCATATTCTTTGCTTTGTAAGAAAAAAGTATTGACACACCCGTATCTTTGCTTTTTAGAGCAAGACGATAATAAAGGAAAGCTTTTAATAAAGCATCCTTTTTATCGAAGACAAGACTATCCAAAATGCTTTGAAGTAAGTCACTTTATTAGCATTTTTCTTTCTAATGAGGTTGATAAACTTTGTAGTCAACTGTATAATGATGATACAGTCTTCTTTCAAATTGAAGACGTAATTGACATTGATGAACAAAAGGATCTAAGAAATTATGAAAACAAAAATCATAGCAGAAATTGGAATTAATCACAATGGTGACATTAAATTAGCAAAAAAGTTAATATCTGCTGCATCAATTGCAGGCTGTGATTATGTCAAATTTCAAAAGAGGACTCCTGATCTTTGTGTTCCTGAGGCGCAAAAGACAAAAATAAGAATGACGCCATGGGGTGAAATGTCTTATTTGGACTATAAAAAAAGAATTGAGTTTGAAGAAGAAGAATATCAAGAGATCGATAAATTCTGTAAATCTCTTGATATTAAGTGGTTTGCATCTGCATGGGATCTAGAATCACTTGATTTTTTAAGAAAATTCAATACAATTGTCAAAATACCTTCAGCATTAATAACAAATGACCAACTTATTACAGCGGCAAGAGAAAAGTTTGATTTTCTTTTGATTTCAACAGGCATGAGCACAGAACAAGAAATTGAAAAAGCAGTAAAACTTTGTAATCCTGACGTTATTTTTCATACAAATTCAAGTTATCCTAGCGATATTTCTGAATTAAATTTAAATTATATTACGCGCCTTAAGAATAAATTTGGTAAAGTTGTCGGGTATAGCGGACATGAATTTGGACTTGTTACAACGTTTGCCACAATACCTCTTGGAGTTGAGTGGGTTGAACGTCATGTAACTCTTGATCGAGACCTGTGGGGGAGCGATCAAAAATCTTCTGTTGAACCCGCTGGTCTTATCAAGCTTGTTAAAGGAATTAGAGATATAGAAAAAGCATTAGGATCAAGCGGCCCAAGAATTATTAGTGCAGATGAATTATCTAAAAAAGAAACATTGCGCGGCTAAATGTTGATATACGTCGATATTGATGAGACTATTTGTGAGACACCTGTGTCTAGAGACTACACACAATCTCGGCCTATCGTAGAAAATATTGAAAAAATAAATAAACTATTTCTAGAAGGTCACACGGTTATATACTGGACGGCAAGAGGCACAGTCACAGGAAAAGACTGGAGTGAAATAACTAAAAAACAGCTTTCTCTGTGGAAAGCATTATATAGTGATGTTAAATTTGGAAAGCCTGCATATGATGTATTTATCTGCGATAAAGCAATTAATTCAATAGACTTTTTTAAAGACGAAAGAATAATCAAATGAAGACATGCATAGTCTATGGAACAAGACCTGAAATGATCAAACTTTCCGTCTTGTCAAAAGATTATAAAATTGATGGCATATACACAGGACAACAGCCAGACTTGTCATCTTTTTATATGGATCTTATGCAAGAACCTGTACACAGGTTAGATCTTAAACCAGGCGACTTAAATTCAAGATATTCATCTGTTCTTGAAAAAATTGCAGATAAAATTAAGAATTACGATATTGTCCTTGTACAAGGCGATACAATGACTGCTGCCGCCGCCGCGCAAGCTGCATTCCATTTGAGTAAAAAAATAGGCCACATAGAAGCAGGCCTCAGGACGCATGACATTGAATCGCCATTTCCAGAAGAGTTTTATCGAACTCTAATTTCAAGAATTGCAACTTGGAATTTTTGTCCAACTTCGCTTTCTAGAGATAATCTTCTTAGAGAACATGTTCCTGGTGAATGTTTTATTACAGGAAACACTGTTATTGATGCCATCTCGAGAATGTTTAAAGACAAAGCTATAACCAAAAACGATGAAGTAATCATCACTTTGCATAGAAGAGAGAATATAAAACATCTCGATAGAATACTCAGTGAAATCAAAGAAATAATTAATAAAAATCAAAAATATCGTTGGATACTGCCTGTTCACCCTAATCCTGAAATTAGAAGCAAGATTGATTCTCACTTGAGTGACACTCATGTAGACATTGTGAACCCATTTGAGTATCCTGACTTTCTCAACAAGCTAGCAAACTGTAAGTTAATAATAACCGACTCAGGTGGAATTCAAGAAGAAGCAGGTTTCTTTAAGAAACGTGTTGTAATTTGTAGAGAAAGCACAGAGCGACCAGAAGGAATTGTAGCAGGTTTTGCACATCTAGGCTTTGAAAACATCCAGAATGTTGTACAAAATGCTTTAGAAATGCCTGATTGGAATGGTATAAATCCTTATGGTGATGGACATGCATCTCAAAAAATAGCAAAAATCTTAGGAATTAAAGGAAGATAAAGTGTTTACTATAACGGGTTCAACTGGGCTTCTAGGTAGTGAGATTCTCTCCTTGTCACCTGAGTCTATCGGCCTCACCTCAAAAGATTGTGACCTCACCGAATCGAATCATGCGATCCTCACACTGGAAGATGGTCGAGTGGACGCTGTCATTCACTGTGCCGCAAGAGTCGGAGGCGTGAAGGCGAACACTGATTACGTTGCCGACTTCTTTGATGACAACGTCAAGATGAACATGAACGTTCTTGACGCGTGTCGCGAGAGGAGCCTGAAGCTTGTGTCTGTTCTCTCTACATGCATCTACCCAGATGCACCCTACGTGAAATATCCGCTCACAGAGGATCAACTTCACATGGGTCCGCCGCATCCATCGAACTTTGGGTACGCATACGCGAAGAGGATGCTCGAGGTCCAGAGTAGAGCTTACCGTCAGCAGTTTGGCTGTAACTTCATCTCAGTTATTCCTAATAACCTCTACGGCATTAATGACAACTACGATCTCAGCAGCGGACATGTCATTCCGGCTCTCATCCGAAAGTTCCACGAGGCAAAGATCTTTGGACACGATCATGTTGATATTTGGGGTAGCGGAAAGCCACGCAGAGAGTTCACATTTTCTCGAGATGCTGCTGAAATTATCATCTGGCTCGCCGAAAACTACAATGGTGCCGAACCAGTCAACATTGGTAATCCTGAACAGATCTCCATTGAAGATCTTGCACACATGATTTCTGAAGAGATCGGTTATAACGGAAGAGTAAGCTTTGATAAGTCTAAGCCGGACGGACAGTATGAGAAGCCTTCGTCTAACGAGAAACTCAGCACATTAGGTTGGAAGGGCGCGTATACACCTCTCCAGGTCGGAATTCAAGAAACAATAAAGTCATTCCAGAGTAGATACCCCCTCGTTAGAGGCGTTAAGATTTGAGCATGAAATCAGCGTTAATCACAGGTGTGACCGGACAGGATGGCAGCTACCTTGCTGAACTGCTTCTCGAGAAGGGATATAAGGTTGTGGGTATGAAGAGGCGAACATCACTCCTTGCGACTGATCGCATCGATCACCTACTCACAAACCCAAACTTTCAGCTTGTTTACGGATCAATGAACGATGCTGGAGCCTTCTATCGTCTCTTTACTGCACAGCAGTTCGATGAAGTTTATAATCTTGCTGCGCAGTCTCATGTCCGAGTCTCATTTGAGGTGCCTGAAGAGACTGTCGATGCAGTAGCAATGGGTCCACTTCGTTTATTGGAGTGCATTCGCATTATGCAGCCTAAGTGCCGATTCTACCAGGCATCATCATCTGAGATGTACGGCGACAATCCAGAGCACCCACAGAATGAGGCGACCCGACTCATGCCCGCCTCTCCTTATGCATGCGCCAAAGTCTTTGGGCATGGTCTCACTCGCAACTACCGTGAGGGATACAGCATCCATGCCTCATCAGGAATTCTCTTCAACCATGAGAGTCCACGCCGCGGTGAGACGTTCGTTACAAGGAAGATTACACTGGCTGCTGCGCGGATCAAGCTCGGTCTACAGGAAAAGATTGCGCTCGGTAACCTCGACGCTCTCCGCGACTGGGGATACGCAAAGGACTACGTCGAGGCAATGTGGCTAATGCTGCAACAGGACAGACCCGATGACTATGTTGTCGCGACAGGCGAGACCCATACAGTTAGAGAGTTCCTGAATGAGGTCTTCGAGATTGCCGGGCTGGATGTCGATAGACATCTCGTGATTGATGACAGACTTAAGCGCCCACACGAAGTTCCGTGGCTTGAGGGTGACGCCAGGAAGGCAAGAGAAAAGCTTGGTTGGTCGCCAAAGACTACATTTAAGGGACTTGCAAGATTGATGTACGAATCAGACTTAAAGAAAGAGGCTGAGAAAATTAGATGAGCATTGCTGTTATAGGACAAGGATTTGTAGGTGGAAGTCTAACTACAGTCTTTACAGAGCGCGGATTTAATGTTTATGCCTATGACAAATCAGGAAAGTATGCAAAGGGATCACTACCTAGTCACGGTGATCCTGCTGCTGGTTATCCTGACTCGATTAATGAGCTTGTTTTAGACAATGAGGATGGAGGCACACCAGGTTTCACAAATGTGTATTTTGTTTGTCTTCCTACGCCTATGTTTGAGGACGGGTCTGCAGACCTCAGCATCGTTGAGAGTGTTCTTGAAGAATTAGCCACAATTCCAGGAGAAAGAATCGCTGTAGTTAAATCTACAGTCCCACCAGGAACTACAGATGCGTGGAATCAAAAATTTGGCCCACAGGGTCTGCACATAGTCTTTAACCCAGAGTTCTTAACAGAAGCAAATTCTTTAGATGATATGCGCAATCAAAATCGAATTATTCTTGGTGGTCCGAGACCATACATTAATCAAGTAAAACAAGTCTTTCAGGAAGCATTTCCAAATGTTCCTATTGTGAAAACAGGATCGACAACTGCAGAGATGGTCAAATATGTAACAAACTGTCATCTTGCAGTGAAGGTCTCATTTGCAAATGAGGTTGCACAGATTTGCGAGGCTCTTGATAAAGAAGGACTCAACATTGACTATGACAAGGTTGTCGAGTATGCCAAGATTGATCGACGACTCGGCGACACACACTGGTCTGTTCCTGGGCCCGTTCCGACCCATGACGGTCGTTATGTTCGTGGTTTCGGAGGCCATTGCTTTCCAAAGGACATTAATGCGCTCATGAGCGTTGCACGACAATATGGCGTCGAACCGCGTGTAATGCAGGCTGCATGGGATAAAAATTTAGAAGTACGTGGGCCAGATGATCGTGATTGGGAAAAGCAAATCGGTCGTGCAGTATCTAAGAAGAATAAATCTTAGTTTAACATACTAAGATAGATAAGTGACTACGTTCCCAACTGGCAAACCACACGTATCCTACTCTGAAGTCAAGACATGGAAAGAGTGTCCATGGCGACACAAGCTTGTCTATATCGACAAGATCGACATGTTCAAACCTAGCCCAAATATTGACTTTGGAACAATTGTCCACGCTGAGCTTGAGGATTATCTAGAGCATAGAACTTTTAACCTTGACCGCATGCGCGATGCCATCACTACGACATGGCAGCAGAAGAGTTTTGAGAAGCCAGAAAACTGGATCAAAGAAGCTGAGCAGATCTTGGCTGAGGTTCCAAAATTCCTCGATGAAACTTTTCCAGATTGGCAGTTTATGGCGTCAGAGCACGAACTCTATGAAGAGATTCCTGGCTCTGACATTAAATTCAAAGGCTTCGTAGATGCCATGTTTCGTGCAAA